TCGCGCCCCCTACGCCGCGCTTCGAGCGCGGCACCGGCCTGGGCGAGCGCATCATCTTGCGCAAGCGCCACCTGGTGTCCTGGACGCCGGGCGTGGCCGGCCCCGTGCGCTAGCGGCCGGGGCGCCGTGCGCCAATCGTCCTGCCTGCATCGCCCGTGCTGCCCCCTTTTCCGCCCCGCTGTCCTGGTATCATCGGGACAGCGTGGCATACACCGCGCGGCAGGCCCCGCGCGGCGTCAGGACAAGGAGCAGCGGTGGCATGGACAACGTGGAGGCAGAGACCGAATTAGTCGAACTGGCGGAGGCGGGACGCCGCCTGGGCTGCAAGCCGGAGGCGCTGCGCAAGCGCATCCAGCGCGGCACCCTGCAGGCCGTCAAGATCGACGGGCTCTGGCATATCACCCTGCCGCGCCTGCTGTCGCCCCCGGACGCCCCGCCGCCAGAACCCGGCCCGCCGCTCCTGGAGGCTGTCGCCGCGACTCCGGCGCTCGCTCCCGGTATCGACGGCGTGGGCCTGGCCATCGCTGGGCAGGTCGTCTTGCAGCGCCTGAGCGAGCAGGGGAGCGAGCTCGCCCACCTGCAGGAGGACTACGCCGTGCTCCAGGATGAGCACCAGTACCTGCGCAGCCAGTACGACCGCCTGATGCTGGCCCTGCGGGAGCAGACCGCCAACATGCAGGAGGCCCAGCATCTGGTCCAGCGCGCCCTCTCGCTGGGCCGGGGGGAGCAGCCGGAGCCGCCGTGGCACGGGAGCATCGAGCCGGTGCCACCCTCAGCGAGCTGGTCCTTCCTGCGGCGCATCCGGGCCTGGCTGAGCGGGCGCTGACCCGGCCACCGGCGCCGTTCCCGGCGGCCAGGCGAGGGGCGGGAACATGCGCCAGTAGGAGCAGGCCCGAAAGTTGCCGATATTGCGTGGTCGGGGCGCCTCGCCGTACCAGGGGAAGCCCTGGCAGACCGGCGGGCGCTCGGCGTAGACGGTGCAACGGCGGGTGGCGGGATCGTAGGCGTCGCATTGGTAGTAGTTTGCCCAAGGGCCCGGCTCCTCCACCAGGTGCGGGTTGATCGCCCCGGCGACCTCCGCGCTGATCGGCCGCCAGTGGCTTGCGATGAAGGTCATGTCGGCGCGGTAGCGAGCACTGGGGCGCTCCGCCTCGATCCGGGCCTGGTCGTCCGGGCTGGGCTCGGGTAGGTCCGCAATCGACGCCTCCCAGGCGTCCCACTCCTGCAGCCAGGCGATGGACGCCGCAATCTCCTGCGGGCTGTATTTCAGGCTGATCGCCGCGCAGCAGGCGCCGCAGCCACCGCAGCCCGGATCGGCGGCGGGGGTGAGCAGGGGGAGGAGGGGGCCAATCGTCATGGCGCCAGTCTACCTGGCGTCCCACTCCCGCAGCCAGGCCAGCAGCAGGACGGCGGCCAGGACAAACGTCCCCAGCTGGAACCAGGAGGACGTGCTACTCAGTGTCGTAAGCGCGAAGGCCAGGAAGCAGACCAGGAAGGCCAGCAGCAGGGCGTCGCGCCGCCCGCTGGGGCGCGGGGTGGGCTTGTTCATACCGGCGAGACGCCCTGCCAGGTGCCGCCCGCCAGGTAGGCCCGGACGGCTGCGCGATCGGCCTCCAGCACGCGCCGCTTGGCGTCGGTGACGCGGGCGAGGGCCGGCTCGCTGCGCTCCAGGTAGCGCTCCAGGGCCAGCGGCGCGTCCTGCAGGTCGCCGCCCAGCAGGCGCAGGTAGATTTCGCGCGGCGCCGGCTCCCAGGCCACGCTGTGGTACTCCATGTCGGGCTTGGCGCCGGCAAAGACGGCGGCCGGGTCGGTGCTGTCGGCGTAGGAGGCCACGGCGCGTGGCAGGCTGTCCGGGGCCGTCTGGGCCATGAGCCTGGTGTAGACCTCCTCCGTCAGCGCGCGCACGCGGCTACCGTAGTAGACGACGTTGCGGTGGTCTTGCCGCGCCAGGCGGTAGCGCTCGGTGGGTAGGCTAGCCATGGTCGTGCTCCTCTTGCTCTTGCCGGGCTCTATTGCCGGGCCGCAACGGCGCCGGACCGCTGCGTCTCTGGTAAGGAGGGCATGGGTACGTTATTCAGCCATAACGTACCCCTGGCCCCGCGCCACCAGCGGCGCAGTGTCTCCCGCCAGGAACAGCGGCCCCGCCCGCCGCAAGCCGGGCAGCGCGGCCGGCCGGCGCCGGCACCGTAGCCCCAGCCGCCACAGGTGCGGCAGCGCCGGGCGGGACGCAGCCAGGGGTAGGCGGGGCGACAACCGACAAAAGCGTTCAATGCACGACCGGTGGCGACTTCGCCGTCTGATCCAGCCCGATCTGCATGCCGTGCGGCTGCAGCTGCCGGTTGACGTGGGCCAGGCACGCCTGGCTGCCCTGCTCGTAGCCGGTCATGAGGCCGTGCTGGTAGCCCTCCACGACGCCCTGCTGGTGGGCGTGGGCGATGCGCCGGTTACTCTCCTGCAGCAGCCCCTGCGCGTAGCGGTCGGGATGCATGCGGGCGGCGTGGTAGCGCCAGGCCAGCCGCCGCCTGGCCCGCAGCAGCAGGTGGAGGGGGGCCAGGGCAAAGATCGCGTCCGGCTCCTGCAGCCAGTAGCGCACGTAGGCCAGGGCGTAAGGGGGAGGAGGGACCTCCCTCCCTGCCTGGACGATGACTTGCCAGCCGCGCATCGAGGTGCTCCGTTCGTCCCGGCCGGGCTCGCGCCCGATCTGCCCAAGTATAGCGTATGGGAGTACGCAAGCAGCAGGACTCGTCCCGTTGTATACTGGCAGTAGCCGCGCACTCGGTTGGAGCCGGGACAGGCGGCCGAAGGAGTCACTATGACAAGTCCCAGTCCCGAGGTCTCCCAGGCATTGCTGGGGGTTCAGTCCGTCCTGGAGGATCGCCTGAAGCAGTTGACGGCTGCCCAGGCGGCGCTGCAGGAGCAGGCCGACCAGGACACGGCGCAGGTCGCGGCACTGCAGGAGCGGCTCAGTCAAACCCAGGCGGCCCTGGACACCAACAAGACCACCATCCAGGCCGATAACGACACCCAGCACCAGCTCACCTCCCTCTTGCAGGGCTACGCGACAGCGCCGGTGGTGGTCGCGTCAAGCCTGCCCGTGGTGGAGGCGGCCGGCCCGCCGGTGACGGCATCGAGCCCGTCGTTGGAGGCGTCGATGGCGCCGTCTGCGGCGTCGAGTGTGCTGCCCGAGGCGTTCGGCGCGCAGGCGGAGGCGCCCATCCGGCCGGTGCCGGCTACCAGCCCGTCGTTTGAGACGACCTGGCAGCCGACTGAGGCGGCGAGCGCACCGGTCGAGACCACCTGGCAGCCGCCCGAGGCGCTGAGTGCGCCGAAGTCCGGCACGCCGCTAGAGTCGCCGACCCTCCCCCAGGACGTGACGACGCCGCCGTCAGAGGCCGCGGGTCTCCCCATGGAGGCGACGAGTCCCCTGATGGCGACGCCAAGTCCGTCCTCGGACGCACCGTGGCAGTCGCCGTCGCTGGCGCCAATTCTGTCGCCGGAGCCGGCGGCCGAGCCCGCCCTGTCCCCGCAAGCGTCGGTCCCGCCGCCCGAGGCGACGTGGCAGCCGCCGATCGGCCGGGCCGCGAGCTAAGCGCCGAGCGGTTGGATGTAGTGGTGCGCCCGGCTCTCGCCCTCCGGCGCCAGGTGGACGACGCTGCGCGCCGTGCTCTTGGCGGTCAGGCGCACCTGGTCCTGGGGGATCGCCCCCAGGGCATCCAGCAGGTAGGCATTGTCCAGGTGGATCGTCAGGTCGCCGCCCTGCGGGTCCAGGGCGGCGACTTCGGCGGTCTGCTCGCCCATCCCCGCCCCGGCTGAGGCCACGACCAGCACTGGGCCCTTGCCGCCCGCCGGCCGGAAGGTGAGGGCGACCTTGCGTATCTCGTCGCTGGAGACCAGCGCGGCCAGGCGAGCCGCCCGGCGCAGGTCCTCGGTTGCTACCGTCGCCGCCGTATCGTTGCCGGCAGCGGTCTGCGGGACGATCTCGTAGGCCAGGTAGCGCCCGGCCAGCAGCGTCGAGTTGACTACCGTCTCCCCCCAGCCGAAACGCACCTGGCGATCGGAGTAGCTGAGCGCCACCGGGCCGGTCACGCCGTTCAGCAAGCGCATGACCTCACGCATGGCCGGGACCGGCACCACCAGCTCGATCTGGCGCCCCTCCTCGAGCGGCAACGGGACCTCGGCCACGGAGAGATGAAACTTGTCGCTCGCCGCCAGCGTGAGCAGGTCCGGCGCCAGGCGCAGGCAGATCGAGACCAGGAGGGGGTACTCGTTGCTGCGCGCCGCTGCTCGTTGCACACTGTCGATAGCCTGCCGCAACGAGTCGGCGTCCAGGTCGGCCCGCGCGGTCAGCGTCTGGCTGGTCCCGGAAGGGAACTCCGACGGGTCGAGGCCGTTCAGGCGCATGGTCTGCCCGGGCGCGGAGAGGGTCAAAGATTGGCGGCGCGGGTCTACGCGCAGGCGCACCTGCTCCCCGCGCACGCCCCCGACGCCGTCCGTCAGGAGGCGCGCCGGGATCGCCAGCGATCCCTCGCTGGCCAGGACGGCCGTCAGCGCCTGGGTCACCGTCAGGTCGCCGTCGGTGGCGGTCACCAGCAGCCGGCCGCCTTTGGCGCGCAGCAAGAACATGGGGCTGCCCTGGGCCCCCTTGGCGGTGGGCACGATGCGCACGGCCGCCTGCAGCAGCTTCGCCAGCGGCTCCCGCTCGACCGTCAGATCAAAGGTCACCAGAGTGGCCGTTGCTCGGCCGAGTGCAGGGGCCGGGGGCGTCGGCGGGTGCGGAAGGCTGTCCCGTTGGGGGCGGGCAGGGTGGCGCCGCCGTCGATGGTGTCCAGGTTGGTCACCTGCTGTCCGGCCACGAGCAAGAGGGTCGCCACGTCGCGCGTGAGGCCGGCCGCTGCCAGGACGCCGTCGCTGGTCAGCGGCTGGTCGGATCGCCAGTCGTAGCTGACCCCATTGACGCTAAAGCGGCGCAGGGGCCGCGGCACCAGGGTGTTGCCGGGCGCGTCGGCCGCAAACAAGGAGAGCTGGGGCATCAGACCACCTCCTCGACGGCGGGCAGACGGGCCGCGTTGCGGGCGCGCGCGCCGCGCCGGGCCAGGGTGGAGTAGTAGGCGCCGTCGTGGCTGGAGCGCGTCTGCTTGCCGCCCTTGCGCCCGATCTCGCGCATGTGCTCGCTGCCGTGGGCGGCCTGCAGCGCCTTGCCGCCCTTGCGGCCTAGCTCGCGGAAATAGTCGCTGCCGTAGCGGTCGCGCAGCGCCTCTCCGCCGCGCGGCTGGCCATCCGTCTCGCCGAGCGGCGGCACGGCCGCCTCGAGCAAGAGTTGGGCTGGGGTACTGGTCACGGGAACTCCTTACGCTCTGGTATTGATGTGGCGGGCGCTGCCTGCCGTCCTGTCAGCATACCGCCCGCGTCGTGCGGTTGTCAAGTCGTTGTGATGGCGATGTGATGCTTGTCCGGGGGCTCGGCCGGGGGCAGCGTGACACCCAGGACGCTCTGGAAGCGCTCGCGGGTCTCCTGCCCCTCACCGCCAGCCGGCAGGGCGGCGTGCGGCCGGTTGGCCAGCAGGCTCCGCAGCAGCGCGATCTCGTCGCGGGAGAAGGTGACGGCGTCGCGCTCGAAGTCCACCCAGGCTTCGTAGCAGAGGGGGAAGCATTGGGCCACGATCTGCTGCAGGGCCTCAGCGTAGGCGCGGATTTCCTGCTGGGCGTGGGCGTCCAGGCGCAGCCCCAGGAAGTGCAGCAGGTTGCGCAGGTTGATCGACCAGTAGAACTCGGTATAGAGGGCGAGCGGCAGGTTGATGCGGGCGAGCTCGCGGGCCACGCCGAGGCCCAGGTAGGTGCGGTAGGCGTCGTCCAGGTGTTGCTGGTCGGTCGCCATGTCCTGGACCACGTCAAACTCCGGGCTGGGCGGGAGTGTCGTGCCGCTCGACCCCTGGCGGTTACTGGTGCTCTGCAGGCGCACCCCGTCATGGGGCGGCAGGTAGCACTCGTCCGTCATCTCGCTGTAGCGCCCGGAAATCTCGTTGATGGAGACCGTGCGGTGGCGCATGAGCTGCCGGGCGACGAAGATAGGGCACTTGATATGGTAGACCTGCTGGCACATCTCGAAGGGCGTCATGTGCTGGTGGCGCATGAGGTAGCGCAGCAGGGCGCGGGATGAACGGCGCGGGGTGCTGGTGGGGCCGTAGCTGACGCGGGCGCTGCGGATCACCGCCGCGTCGCTGCCCAGCATGTCCTCCAGGCGCACGAAGCCATGGTCCAGGACAGGACGTATCTCGAAGCGGTCGTCGGGAGCGGTGGTCGCCAATCTGCTCTCCTTCTCCTGCGGCGCGACACACGCGCGCCGTCGTCCCATGATACATCGGGCGGCCGTCGCTGCCATGACTGCGCCCGGCGCGACGCAGGGCCGTTCTAGGCGACGGCCGGCGCCTCGCAGTGGCGGGAGTTCCGTACCACGATCCAGTAGCAGTGCGACTTGCGCAGGTGCTTGATCTGCCTCCAGAGGCTGGACTGCAGGTGCCCGCCCTGGGGGTCCCCTTTCACCACCATGTCACAGGCGGTCATGCCGCCCGCGCGCACGGCGTTGATGAAATCAACGTGCTGCCACTGGTAGCGGTGGTTGTGGGTCAGGTCAGCGATTTTGGCGAGGACGATGCCGTCCGGCACCAGCACGCGGGCCGCCTCGGCCAGAAAGGGGGCAAAGAGGCCGCTCACGTTGGCCCCGTCGCGCCCCACACCGCGCGCCGCCGTGAGGCCGTAGGCGTCGTTCCAGGACGCCTTGGTCGTGGAGTGCCCGTCGGCCGGCAGGTGCGGCGGATCAAAGACCAGGACATCGAAGGCGGCGTCCCGGAAGGGCAGGGCGCGGAAGTCGCCGACCAGGTGCGGGCCGACGGTGCGGTCGCAGTCCAGGCGCGTCACCGCGTAGGGCAGCCCCCGCCACATGACGCCCTGGTTACAGGTCACGTCCAGGATGCGGGGGCTGCGGGTGGCGGCGTGCATGGTGAGCAGGACGGGAAGCACGTCACTGTCGCGGGCTAGCATGAGTGAGCGGGGTCGCCGGGGCGCCGGCAGCACAGCCGGCTCCAGGAAGGCCGGCGGCCCGTCGCCAAAGTCCAGCTCGTCGTCCGGCTGGAACACCAGCTGGCGTGCCATGGTCGTCCTTACTGCGACGCGCGGGCCGGATCGGCACGGCCCGCGTGTCCTGCCAGTCTAGCGCCCCCGGCGCGCCGTTGTCAATCTTTTGTGGTGCTGTTGTGATGCCCGCCCGTCAGGGACGCCGGCCGATACCGGCCAGTCACGCCGGCGGCGTGTCGTCCTCGTTGGCCGGGCGCACCGCACTACCGACCTCGGCTCGGGGGCTGTCGGTGCGGAAGCGCAGCACCTCGGGCGTCGGTGGCCGCGCCAGATCGAAACTGAGGCGGGCGAGCGGCACGGTCGCCTCCATGAGGGCTTGCGCCGCCTCTGGGCTCGCGGCGGTCACCAGCATGCGGCCCGCGCCGCTGTAGTCAAAGGCAATGCTATATGTCGGCATATGCGGCCATCCTACTCATGATCCCCTCGCTGCTGGCCAGGAGCCGCTCCAGGCGGCCGGCCGCTTTCTCGCACGTTGCTTCCTCGACCTCAATGCCGACTGCTGTGCGCCCTTCGCGCCAGGCAGCCTCCAGCGTCGAGCCGCTGCCGGCAAAAGGATCGAGCACCCGCTCCCCGATGATACTGGAGGACTCGATCAGCTGGCGCAGCAGCAGGACCGGCTTCTCCGTTGGGTGAAGGGCGACCTGGCCACTGTGCAGGCGCTGGCAGTGGATGATCGACCCCCGGCGCAGGCGGGCCGCCAGGTTGCCCGCCCCCTTGGCCCGGTTGGCCTTGCTGTGTTCGTAGACGCCGAAGGTGATGATCTCGTGGCTACTCCCCCAGGGGAGGGCCAGGTCACCCAGGCCGATAATGCCCTTGTCCCAGATCAGCTCAGCGAGCCCGCACAGGGGCAGGGCACTGAGGTCGGCCGGGCCAAAGACGTAGGCGTGGCGGCTCCGGCGCATGGTCTTGAGCGCCAGCGCCAGACAGGCCGCGATGTCCAGGGAGCCGTCGTCCCCCGCCATGACGGCGAAGGGGACCGCCCGGCGCCTCCCGCTCGTCCACTGCTGCCCGTAGGGCGGGTCGGCGATCAGCAGGTCGCTGCTGTCGGCAGCCAGGGACGGCAAGACCTCCCGGCAGTCGCCATAGTACAGGGTCATGCCCCCGGCCTGGAAATAGGGGGTCATCCGGCGACGGGTACGGCGCACTCGCAGTGCTTCAGGCACTTGGTGCAGGTCCGGCAGGCGGGTGGCCAGCAGAGATGGTTGCCGGCTCGCTGCTGGACGCCGCAGCACCAGCAGGTCTCGCTGAGCAGCGGATGGTACTCCGTGGGGGTGTAGGGAACACCGGCTGGCGTGGGGGCGGGCACGGGACAACTCCTTTGCCCTGGGCGACGACACCGCCGCCGTTGCTTGCGTTGACCGCATCTGCGTATTATACTACGCGCTGGACATAGCGCCAAACGGCGCGCAATGGGGGGACGCATGGCAGCGGCATCGCTCGGACTGCACGCCCAAGTGCTTTCTCCGGCTGTGCTCGACCTCTGCCGCCGTTTGCAACCAGCGCTACTGGTCACCACCGACCTCGATCCCGGCCGCCTGCAAACCGCCGCGGCCTCGACCGGCCTGCTGGTGGGGCGCGTGTACATAGCTGACGAGACGGTCTGGTACGGGCACGGCACCGCCCTGGGGCAGCACTTGCTGGACGCGCTCGGCCCGGGCGCGGCCTTTGTGGACGTGGTGCAGGTGCTCAACGAGCCGGTGCTGCGCGCGGGCGACGTGGCGCAGGCGAGCCTGGTGGCGCAGACGATCGTCGATGCCTGCGCGGTGCTGGCGGCGGCCGGGCACGCCACCGTGGTCGGCAACTTTAGTCGGGGGACGCCGCCGCTCGTGACCGACGACGGCGGGGCGGTGCTGACCGCGCTGCTGCCGGCCTTCCGTGCCGCTACCTACGTCGGCCTGCACGAGTACGGCGTCCACTTTGTCCAGGACGGCCAGCCCTACCTCTGCGGGCGCTTCGTGAGCCTGCTGGCCTTCTGCGGCGACCATCATCTCTACCCCCAGGTCCTGATCACGGAGTTCGGCATCGACCTGGGCGTAGACTCGGCCCTCTCCGGCTACCGCGCCGTCGGCGTGAGCGACATGATCTACTTCGACGGCATCCGTTGGTATGCGGGGCTGGTCGCCGCCTACCCCCAGGTGCGCGGCTTCGCCCTCTTTGAGGTCGGGGCCTATCCGCCCTTTGCCAGTTTCGATGTCCTGGACGGCACGCTGCCCGACCGGCTGGTGGTCTGGCAAGACGCCAACCGCCCGACGCCCGCGCCGGTACCCACGCCCGCGCCAGTGCCGCTTCCCGCTCCCGTGCCGGCGCCCAGGCCGGTCCCGCTCCCGGCCCCCGTACCCGTGCCCCCACCCCTCCCAACGAAAGGACCTCCGATGCCCGCACCTGACTACGCGCCGGCGGTTTGGCTCGGCAGCCCGCACAGCTGGCCCGGCCGGCCCGGCCCGATCACCCACCTGGTCCTGCATGGCACCGGCTCCCCGGACGGCCGCGGCGCCCTGGGGGTCAAGAGCGTCACCAACACTTTCCAGGACCCCAACGCCGTCAACCCGGTCTCGGCGCACTACCTGGTGACCTCCCTGCCGGACCCCCGGCGACCAGGCATGACCATCGTGCAGCAGTACGTGCATGAGGGCGACCAGGCATGGGCCAACGGCATCCCGGAGCCGGGCGCCGACGCCCAGTTCCTGGACGGGCGCAACCCGAACGCCTACACCATCGCCATCGAGACGGACAACGATAGCGCCAACGATCTCGACCTGACGCCGCCCATGCTGGTGACGCTGCTGGCGCTGGCGGAGGACATCCTCGCGCGCCATACCAGCATCCCGCGCGACGACATGCACGTCGTCGGGCACTACCGCATCAGCCCGCAGAGCCGGGCGCGCTGCCCCGGTCTCAACTTTCCCTGGTGGGAGGTCTATGCTGCCCTGCACGTGCAGGAATCGGCCCCAGGTGACACGCAAGGGCACTGGGACGTACCGGTACTCGACCAGGGCTTCGGCGCCGGCCTGAACACGCTGCACTGCGGCGACACGGCGGCGGCCGAGGTCCTCCAGGCGCTGGGCAAGCGCCCGGCCGGCCTGGACGACAAAACCTGGATCGAACAGGTCTTTGCCTGGGTCCACCCCGGCTCCCCCTGGAGCGACATCGGCATCCTGACCACCCCCCAGCAGATCGTCAGCGCCGTGCAGGGGCGCTTCCCCGACGTGCGGGCGACCCTGCTCACCAGCGAGGCGAGCCTGGAGACCGCCCTCGCCCAGGGCGCCTACGTGGAGGGCTTCGTCCGCCAGTCCACCCTGGACGGCAGTGGCGCCGACACCTTCAACCACTTCGACGTGGCGGAGGGGATCGAGGGCGGCCAGGTCAAGGTCGTGGATAGCGACCGGGCCATCGACTACGGCACCAATGAATACCCGCTCACCGTCTTTCGGGCGGGCGAGGAGGCAGCCCCGGCGCTCGGTTATGGCGTCGCGTTCTGGAAGGAAAACATCGTGGACCCAGACATCGCAGCGGCGCGCGCGACCCTGCTGGAGGGCAACCCGAACGCCGTCTACGACGAGGCCGGGGCGCTCTTTGCCGAGTATCTGATCATTCACAAGAATTGGATAGCGACCGGCAAGCGTGCGTCGATGTTCCCCGGCTACCTCTTGCGTAACGAGTGGGCCAACGGGACGGACGCCTACTGGGCGCTGGGTAACGCCGTCGTCCTGCACTGGCATGGCGGCCTCGTCTCAGCAGCGGAGGCCAAGGAGCGCAGCTCGATCTTCCTGCGCTGTGGTTGGGGCCCGTCATCGTGAGTGCGGCGGCCTCGCTGCAGGCCGCGCCGGTGGTCTCCATCACCCCCGCCGACGCGCTTGCCTGCTACCCCTCCTGGCCGGCGCCGCACTGTATTGTGGCGGACGGCGCCTACGGCCTGGCCGGCTTCCCGGGCGATCCCCGTTCGCCGGAGGCCCTGCCGGCGTGGTACGCGCCGCACCTGGCGGCCTGGACCGCGGCGGCGCAGCCGGCAACAGCGCTCTGGTTCTGGAATAGCGAGGTCGGCTGGGCCACCATGCACCCCAGCCTGCACGCAGCCGGGTGGGACTACCGCGTCTGCCATATCTGGGACAAGGGCAAAGGACATATCGCCGGGCGCGTCAACAGCAACACCGCTCGGTCCTTTCCCATCGTCACGGAGGTCTGCGTCTATTACAGCCGCCCGGCAGTCTTCGTGCGCCCGGACGGCGAGGCGCAAACGACCCAGCAGTGGCTGCGTGCCGAGTGGCAGCGCACCGGCCTCCCCTTCTCCTCCGCCAACACGGCATGCGGCGTGGTGGACGCGGCCAGCCGGAAGTACCTGAGCGCCGACTACCGCTGGTACATGCCGCCGCCAGACCAGCTGGCGCGCCTGACTACCTATGCCAACCGCTACGGGCGACCAGAGGGGTCGCCCTATTTTCAGCTCCCTGCCGGGTTGCAGGCAATCCCCTGGGAACGCCTCTGGACAACCTGGAACTACAGTCACGGCATCACCAACGTCTGGTGTGAGCCGGCCCTGCGCGGGAAGGAGCGGCTCAAGATCGGCGCCGGCCGCACCCATCCCAACCAGAAACCCTTGCGTCTGATGGAGCGGATCGTGGCGGCGTCCACCCGGCCGGGTGATGTCGTCTGGGAGCCCTTCGGCGGGCTCGGTACCGCTGCTCTGGCGGCGGCGCGTCTCGGACGCGCGTGCTACAGCGCCGAAATCGACCCGACCCTGGCCAGCCTGGCCCGTGCGCGGCTACTGACCCGGGCCGCCGCCTGAGCAACGCCGCCGGTGTGCGGCAGAAACGAGGATGTCATGGCCTACGATCGTTCCGGCATCGCCGATCCTCCCCGGCTGGACCGGCCCTGTACCGGGCCCGATGGGCACCACCATATCGTCATCGCCGACCGCTCGGACGGTCAGGAACAGCCGGTCTGCATGCACTGTGGCGCGGTCGGCGCTGTGCTGCAGCGCGGCCAGAGTAATGCCCCCCGCGTCCTCAGCAAGTGACCGATCACGTCCCGGCCAGTAGCGCCGAGCTTGATCTGGCGGACTGGCGGGCCAGTGATCTCCTGACCGACTCCCTCTGGCATCTCGGCGCGCGCGACCGCAGCGGGCCGCCCCTGGCCGGCTTCTACGGCGCCTTCGTGCCCCAGATACCCAACCAGCTGCTGCGTCGCTACACCCAGCCCGGCGACACCGTGCTGGACCTCTTTTCCGGCAGCGGCACCACCATGGGCGAGTGCCTGCGCCTGGGCCGCCACGGCTACGGGGTAGACCTGGACCAGGGCGTCCTGGATCGCTCCCGCAGCTGGCTCGACCAGCAACACAACCCCGGCGCCGTCACCATCACCCTCTTTCGGGGGGACGCCACCCAGCAGCAGACCGAGCAGGTGCTCACGGCCGCGATGCTGGCCGAAGGGCGCCCGGCCCCCAACCTGATCCTCCTGCACCCGCCCTACCACGACATCATCCGCTTCGGCACCGACCCGGCCGACCTCTCCAATCTGGCCACCGTGACCGACTATCTGGCCGCCATGCACGAGGTCGCGGCGCAGACCATGACCCTGGTGGCGCCCCGTGGCCACGTGGCCCTGGTCATGGGCGACATCTACCACGACGGCGAGTTGATCCCGCTGGCCTTCCTCACCATGGCCGTGCTGCAGTCCTCCGGCCTGACCCTCAAGGCGATCTGCCTGAAAGACCTCGCCGGCAACGAGCACGGCAAGGGCAAGAGCGGCCAGCTCTGGCGCTACCGGGCGCTCAAGTTCGGCCTCTATCTCATGGCCCACGAGTACATCTTCATCTTCCAGCGCCCGCCCGCGCGCCGGCGCGCAGCCCGCGCCCTTCCTTAGTCATGCCCCGGTGGCCTACCCGCGAGGGCTGCCGGGACCGTATCGCCCCAGAAAGGTTCCCCGCATGTTGCAACCCTGGTCTTTGATGGACGACGCCCCCGCCCCTATGCCCGACCCCACGCCGGGGGCCTTCCCGAACGCCCTGGCCGAGTTCGTGTTTGTGCGCACCTATGCGCGCTGGCGACCGGACCTGGACCGGCGCGAGACCTGGCCGGAGTGCGTCGAGCGCGTCGTCGCCTACCTGGCCGAGACGGCCGGCCCCGCCATCAGCGCCGCCGAGTGGGCGGTCGTGCAGGACGCGATCCTGCAGCACCGCGTGCGTCCCTCCTCGCGCCTGCTCGCCATGGCGGGGCCGGCGGCCGACGCCTGCCACATCACCGCCTACAACTGCAGCTACCTGCCTATCGACTCCGTGGAGTCCTTCGCCGAAGTGCTCTACATCCTCATGGCCGGCACCGGCGTCGGCTTCAGTGTGGAGCGCCGCTACATCGAGCAGCTGCCGGTGGTGCAGCTGCAGTGTGCCCAGCCCACCGTCATGACCTTCCTGGTCCCGGATACGACCGAGGGCTGGGCCGACGCCCTCAAGTTCGGCCTCAACGCCTGGCTGGCCGGCGTGGATGTCCGTTTCGACTACCGGCGCGTGCGCCCGGCCGGTGCGCGCCTGATGACCAAAGGCGGGCGGGCCTCCGGCCCCGCACCCCTGTGCGGCCTGCTGGACTACTGCCGCGATCTGGTGCTGGCTGCTCAGGGTCGTCAGCTGACCTCTGCTGAGTGTCACCACATCGTGACCAAGATCGGCGATGTCGTCGTCATGGGCGGGGTGCGGCGCAGCGCCGAAATCTCCCTCTCCGACCGCGACGACACGGCTATCCGCGACATCAAGCAGTTCGGCTACTGGGAAACGGCGCCGCACCTCTCCATGGCCAATAACAGCGCTGTCTACGAGGTCAAACCGGGCGCCGAGGACTTTGCTGCCGAGTGGGAGGCGCTGGCGCGCTCCGGCTCCGGCGAGCGCGGCATCTTCAACCGGCAGGCGGCACACGACCTGCGCCCGGCGCGGCGCAACAGTAACACATTTGGTACAAATCCCTGCGGTGAAATAACACTACAATCGCAACAACTCTGTAATCTCTCTGAGGTGGTGGCCCGCGCCGACGACACGGCGGCCAGCCTGGCCGAGAAGGTCAGGATTGCCAGCCTGATCGGCACGGTCCAGAGTATGCTGGTGGACTTTCCCTACCTGCGCCCGGCCTGGCGCCTCCATTGTGAGGAGGAGCGCCTGCTGGGGGTCTCCGTCACCGGGCAGATGGACTGTCCGGCCTTCCGCGACGCCGACACCATGGACGCCCTCTTGCGGGTGGCCCTGGAGACCAACCGCCAGTACGCCGAGCGCCTGGGCATCGCCCAGTCGGCGGCCGTGACCTGCGTCAAGCCCAGCGGCAACAGCAGCCAGATGGCGGACTGTGCTTCGGGCATGCACCCGCGCTATGCGCCGTACTACCTGCGCCGCGTGCGGATCGCCAGCACCGACCCCCTGTACCGCCTGGTCCGGGACTCCGGGGCGCCGCTCTACCCGGAGAACGGGCAAACCCCTGCCAACGCGACCTCCTGGGTGACGGAGTTCCCGGTGGCGGCGCCGGCCGGCGCCATGACGCGCGAGGCCATGACGGCCCTGGAGCAACTGGAATACTGGCTGCTCGTCAAGGAGCACTGGACAGAGCACAACCCGTCCCAGACGATCTATGTCAAGACCGGCGAGTGGGACCTGGTGCGGGACTGGGTGTATGACCATTGGGAGCGGATCGGGGGCCTCTCCTTCCTGCCCTTTGACGACCATATTTACCCGCTCGCCCCCTATCAGCCGATCAGTGCGGAGGAGTACACGCGCCGCATGGCCGACTTCCCCGTCATCGACTACCGGCTGCTCGGCCTGTACGAGCGGGAGGACGAGACCACCGGTGCGGGCGAGTTCGCCTGCGTCGGGCCGCAAAGCTGCGACATCTGAGGAACGACCCGCCCTGGCTGGTGCGGTCGAACGAGAGGAGAAAGGAACCCACGCATGCTTGCCTACACCGCCAATAGCTACTGGTACTGCGCCCTGGGCGGGGGCGAGGACGCCGCTGTGACCATCCTGGGACCGTTCCTGGACGTGCCCAGCGCTGCCTTCCAGATGTACGAGCGCAAGGCGGGCCATCATGGCTACTTGCACACCCTGACGACGGTCTGGCAGGTGCGCGGCCCGGGCGGGCTGACGCGCCTCTGTATCGAGCAGGAGTTCATCAGCAAGGTCGCCTCCCCGCCCGCCCTGGAGGAATACCAGACCGGGCGAGAGACACTCGCCGCCTTCCCGCCCGGCATCGCTCTGGGCGGCGGGCAGATCGACGTAGCGGTGCGCCCCGCCCTGGGTGCGCCGCCCGACCAGCGCGTCATGCTCTCCGGCGACTACGGCGCCCTGGGCGGCAACGCCCTGATCACGTTGCCTGTGGCTCCCCCAGCGGCTGCGGAGGCGCCGGAGACCCCTCTGGCCGCGCCGCTGGCGCCCGGGACGCCGCCGGAGCCGGAGGCGCTGGGCGACCCCAGCCCGCCGGAGCCGGAGCCGCTGCTGGCCGAGCCGGAGCCGCTGCGCCGGCCCGGCCGGCTGGCGGTACGCCATGCGCCGTCCTGAGCAGGCGGCGAACCTGGGCCGGGTCGGCAGCTGCGCCGACCGGGGAGAGGGCGGCCTGGCCGCCCTGGCCGCCGCCGTCATCATCGTTGCCCGCCAGGACGCCGACGGCCGGGAGCGGGGCTACCTGGCCGCGCCTGGCCCGGCCCAACACTGGCTGCGCGCCGTCGGCGCGCACTGGCTGCGCGACATCCTGGGCGCGAGCGACGCGCAGGTGGACGCCCTGCTGGCCGGCCTGCCGCGCATGGACAGTGACCCCTCGGGTTGCGTACAATAGTACGCAGACGCCTGTGGCGTCGCACGCGAGGGGACCGCCATGACCAATAAGGCCCTACCTCATATCCTGGCCAGCCTGGGCGCCACCGTCGCCGGCGTGATCGTCGCCGGCTTGGTGCAGCTCTTGTTTGCCGCCAGCCACGCCAGTTTGACCTGGCCGGAGGCGGGCGGGACTTTCCTGTTCGGGGTGATCTCCTGCCTGAGCCTGCTCTACACGGCCAAGCCGGGCAGCGCCGCGAGCCAGCAGGCGCGCACGGCGGCCGTGCTGCAGTCGGTACTGAGCGGCCTGGGGATGCTCCTGCCGAGCGCGATCCAGCCACTGGCGGCGCCCAACCTGACGCCCGCCCAGAACGCCCTGATCGACCAGACGATCAGTGGTATCCTGACCACCGTCGTCGGGATGGCCAACACGCACCTGGCCACGGTCGCCGTGACGCCGGTCGGGCCGATACTGACCGTACCCCCCACGCGCTCGATCGCTAGCCTGGCGCCGCTCGCGCCGGGCGGCTGAGCCCGGCCGCGTGCCCCAGGAGCGCCGGGGGCTCGACCTCTCCCGGCTGGTGCGTGCCGTGGAGGCGGCGCAGGCGGTCCTGCCCGCCATGGCCGCTTCCCGGGAGACCGGCGCCCAGGACGGTGCCGGTGACGGCGGTGCGGCCGACGAGGCGCCGGACGGCGGGGCCTACGACATGAAGCCGGGCCTGCTGGCCGGCCCGGCCCACCGCCTGACCAAGACCGGACAGCCCTACACGATTGTCCCCTTGCGCCAGGGCACGCCGGGCGCCAAGCGGCTGACCCCCATGCCCTGGTCGGTCTACCGTGTTGCCCGGCGCACCGCACCGGGCGGCGTGGTCGAGCTGCCCGACGACCTGGCGGCCATCGGGCAGGGGGTGCAAAACCGCATGGGCTATAGCCGGCAGACCGGCACCTATGCCGGCATGGTCCGGCAGCCGGCCGGGCGGGGCAGCCGCTACACCGTCTTTCGCACGGTCTCCATGCGCAGCGATCCCATGAGTTGGTGGCGCAGCGCCCAGGTGGCGCCGGCCGCCCCGGAGGCGGCGCCACCACCTCGCAGCGGCGCGTCGCTCGTCACCCGCATCGGCCAGATCATGGCGGGCCGGCCCTGAGCAAGCGGCTATTGTGATGCCCTTGCCAGAGCTTTGTGGTAGCATGACGGCCGGAGCATGGAGGACCAGCCGATGCCGACGCCGTTAGAGCCGTTACTGCCACCCCACGACATCGTCGCCGAGGAGGCGCTGCTGGGCAGCGTTCTGCTGGACGGCAGTGTGCTCGCGCTGGTGGGCGACCGGCTGCAGCCAGGCGATTTCTACCGCGAGCAGCACCGTCTGCTCTACGCGGGGATACTGGACCTGGCGGCGCGGGGCAGCGCGATCGACATTGTGACGGTGGAGGCGGCGCTGCGCGAGCGCCTGCCCGAGATCGCCCTGCTGGCGATCAACCTGCTCAACCGGGCGCCGGTGAGCGTCCATGCTCCCCATTACGCCGAGATCGTGCGCCAGCACGCCGCCCGGCGACGGCTGTTGCAGACTGCCTTGCGCATCAACACCATGGCCGGGGACACCGAGCGCTCGTTTGCTGAGGTGTTGACGGAGAGCCAGGCACTGCTGCTGGACGTGCAGGACCCCACCAGCCGGGGTGACTTCCGCGACCTGGGCAGCCTCATCCATGACGTGCTGGACCAGCTCGGCGACAGCGCGAGCGCGGGGCCGCCCCAGCAGCCGCTCCGCTTCGCCACCGGCTTGCTGGACCTGGACCGCCTGCTGGGCGGCTTCGGGACGGAGGACTTGATCATCGTTGGGGCGAGGCCAAGCGTCGGCAAAACGGCCCTGGCCGCCTCGATCGCCCACAAGAGCGCCCTCAAGCACCAGCGCACGATCGGCCTGTTCTGCCTCGAGATGTCGGCCCTGGCGATGGCGGGCCGTCTGCTCAGCCTGGAGTCCGGCCTCGAGGGGCAGCGCTGGCAGCACGGCGACCTGGACGACCGGGAGTGGGAGCGCCTGATCGAGGCGGCGGGGGTGCTCACCTCCTGTCGTATCCATATTGACGACTCGCCGGGGCTGACCGTGGCCGAGGTGCGGGCGCGCAGCCGCCGTCTGGCCCAGCGCGAGCCGCTCCACCTGATCATTGTCGATTATCTGCAACTCCTGCTGGGGCGGCGCGAGCGGGGGGAGGCCAACCGTCAGGCCGAGGTCGCCGACATCTCGCGCTCGCTCAAGCTGCTGGCGCGGGAGCTGCATGTGCCGGTGCTGGCCCTGGCCCAGGTCTCGCGCGGGGTGGAGCAGCGCGCCGACCACCGCCCTATGCTGAGTGACCTGCGGGAGAGCGGCGGTCTGGAGGCCGACGCCGACGTAGTCATGTTCATCTACCGCGACGAAATCTATAACCCGGAGAGCGCCGACCGCGGCACCGCCGAGCTGATCGTCGCCAAACACCGCAACGGCCCCACCGGCACCGTCAAACTGTTCTGGAACGAGCGCCTGGCCCGCTTCGGGGACCTGGCGTTGTTGACGCTGGACTGAGCACGACAGAAACGGGCGGCATTGTCAGGGCCTTGTGGTACTATACAGGGAGCAACGGGGCAACGCCCCAGGAAAGAGGACGGGTGATACCCCTGGACCCCACGATCGCCCCCTCGGCGTCCGTGCCGGCACGCCGTGACGACATGACGGCCGATGAGGCGATCGCTTTCCTGCGTGACCGTCGCTACATCGGCGCCCGGCTCTGCATGCTGCGCGCCCGCGCCGTGATTACGCGCGAGGACCTGGCGAAGCGCGCCAACATCAGCGTCTCCGGCCTCTACTATATCGAGCACGACCTGCGACGGCCGCGCTTTTCTACCCTGCGCACCCTGGCGGAGGCGCTGGCCGATCTCTCCGGCCAGCCCATCACCGTCCAGGACCTGCTGCAAGGCGCCTGATGGTCACCTGCTATTTTCAGGGCGGCCCCGAAGGCGGCAGCATGCGCACGCTGGAGCCGCCGCCCCTCTCCTACACCGTGGTCGATCACACCGCGCTGCTCCGCGGGGACCTCCGCTTATCGCTCTACACGATGGCAGGGCGCTCGGAGGACGGGCGCACCGTCACCTATCGCTACATACCGACCTGGGGGGACGCCCAGCACGGCAACCGCTGGACCGGGGACCCACCCCGCCCCCCAGCCTGACGGATCGAGACGAGGACCAACGGAAGGAAACGCCGATGCGCACGTTGACACGACGGGGACTCCTGGCCCGGGCAGGCCAACTCACACCACTGGTTGTCGCCGCCGGGATGCTGGGGCGGTTTGTTGTTCCGGTTGCGCAGCCAATCGAGCAAGCTGTGCTCTCTGACGCCGTACCAATGCAAGAGGCAGTCATTGGCTGGGTCGATGCCGAGCCGGTGTACGACCAGGCGGCGTTCTTTTCCACGTCTACGGAGGGAGGCTGGGACGGCTGGATGGTTCGCGGGCCTGGACAGTTGTTGTCTCAGGCGCAAGCCGTGGGCCAAAGGATCGAGGGTGGGCGCAGCATACTCATGCGCTCTATCTCAGATGGCAGTGTGTTCAGGTGGGGAGTCGGGATTGACTCTACGGCCAGCGCACAACTGACGAAACTCTTTATGCCGGTCATGCGCTTGCGATGAAAGGCAAGGAGCGCGTAAGTGCCGGCCCTGCGCCTGCCGTGACCCTGCCCATCCTGCCAATCGCCTGGTCGCCCCGGGATCAGGAGCTCGCCGCGCTCCAACGCCGGCACCAGGAGGCGATCTGTGCCGCGTTCGCGCTGCCAGCACACATGCTCGTCGTTTCGGTTGGAACCATCACAACCGCACCACAACGACTTGACAAAGCCATCACTTATGCCGTATCGTACTGGAGTGACGACGCAGACGTAAGGGACGATGATGGTAACGATAGGACGACCCAACCCGGCTAGCCACGGCGATCTGGCCGTGATCGCCTGGCAGATCGGCCTGCAGACCGGTCTGCCGACGATGGTGCAGTCTACCTTCGGCGAGGGTAAGACCCAGACTTTACACATGTTTGGGCGCATCCACCAGCGCTATAGCGAGGTGGTGATCGCCTCCCTCTACGACGTGCAGGACTTCCTGGGCTACCCGTCGGAGCAGCCGGACGGTGACATGGCCTTCCGGCCCGCCCCTTTCCTGAAGCGCCTGCGCAACGCCGGCCGGCGCGGCGAGCCCTGCATCCTGGGGCTAGACGAGATCACCACGGCGGCGCCGGAAGTGCAGAAAGCGCTCCTGCGCGGCCTCAACGAGGGTATCTTCGGCGAGACGCCGCTGCCGCCGGGTACCTGGATCGCCCTGGCCGGCAACCCGGCCGACATCGCCACCGATGGCTCGCCGCTCACCGGTGCCTTCATGAATCGCATCATTCAGTTCGATTTCGCCACCAGCGACGAGGACTGGCTGGTCCAGCGCACGATCGGCTTCCCGGACGTGCTGCCGACCGTGCTGCCCGCCACCTGGCGCGCCGACCACCTGCCCGCCCAGATGCTGGCGACCACCGACTTCCTGGCCGCCAAGCCCAGCTTGATCCGCGACGTGCCGAAAACGGAGGCCGGGCGCAGCCAGCCCTTCGCCACGCGGCGCAGTTGGGATAGCGTGGCCCTGGCGCTGGCGGCCTGCGCCAGCGTCGGCTACCAGCACAGCGACAGTATCGCGGCGCTGCTGGTGGACGGTCTCGTCGGCAAGCGCTGTGGTGATCAACTGCGGGTCTACCTGACCATGCGCGATCTGCCCAACCCGGCCGAGGCGCTGGCCAACCCGGACGCCTTCGTGCTGCCGACGCGCGGCGACCGCATCCTGGTGGCGCTCACCAGTATCACCGCCTACGTGGAGGAGGCCCGCCAGCGGGCGCTGCTGACCGGGGAGGCCGCCGAGTGGCGCGACCGCTGGCAGCGCGCCACCCGCCTCTTTGCGCGGGTGGGGCGCCAGGGCGACCGCAGCCTGGTGGCGCTGGCCGTGCGCCCGCTGCTGCGTCAGCAGCCGCACGGGGAGCGCCCGCCGGCCGAGCTCGCCGAGTTCTTGCCGCTGCTGCACCAGGCAGGGGTCGATCAAACGGTGCCGGTGTTGGCGCGCATGCGCTAAGCACGGGCGTACCCGCGGCAGGGGACTGCCGCGGGCACGCCATGGGAAAAGAAGGGGACGCTCCATGATGCCGGATCGAGACGGCCAACATCAACAAGCAGGCACGCTGGTCAGCTTACGCTGCGGGCGCCAGCAGCACCGCCTCCGCCTGGGGCGGCAGGGCGAGGTGACCCTGCTCGACCACGACCTGGCGGCTGAGCAGGCCGCGCTGGGCCTGGGCGGGCGGGAGGCGGGTTGCCTGCACTGGCTGGCCGCGCTGCGCCAGCCAGACCGCCTGCTGGGCCTGGCCGGCGACGACCTGGTACCCAACGCGCTGCGGCCGCGCATGCGCGCCGCCCAGGCCCAGCGCCTGTGCCACGAGTTGAGCGGCTTTGTTCCCAACGTGGGGCCGTACAGCCGCCGCCCCTACGGGCGCGGGCAGCGCCACGTCGAGCCGCTGCGGCGGGGGATCAACCGGGACGACCCGCTCGAGGACGCCCTGATGGACGATCTGACCTGGGGCTCCTATGCCGCCCCGGTGGCGCGGCTGCTGCAAACGGCGCGCCGCTTGCTACCGGCCACCATGCCGGCTGGGGTGCGGGGCACCGTGCGCTATACCCGCCTGGCCCCAGCCTGCTTGCTGGTGGGGCAGCGCCTTACCATGCTGGTCGGCAAGGACTGGTGGCGTGTCTACTACCGCGGCCTGGCGGTCCTGGACGGCTGGCCGGTGCTCGCGCTCCTGCCGAGCGAGGGGCCGGGCCAGCGCGTGCTGGCGGCGCGCTGGGAGCTGCGCTTTGGACAGATGGTGGTGGCGCAGCCCTGGCCCGCCATCTGGCAGGACGGTGTCCTGCGCTGGGACGCCGGCTGGACGGGGCGCTAGGATGGCCCTCCTGGAGCGCACGGTCTGCGCCGCCGGACACACGACTACGGCGAGCGATTACACCCGGCTCCCCAACGGTCGCCGCGTCTGCTTGCGTTGCTTAGCAGCGCGCGGCGCTGCACGCCCGTTAGCTATGACAAAAGCATCACAATATGCTACACTGCCAAGAGACGTGGAGGAGGAGACATCGCATGCCTGACACCCTGCCGGCCGCCTGGGACGTGGCCACGCAACAGTATTGGGAAGCCATGCGCGTGGCAGCCTGTACGGCTTGGCCCTACCTGAGTGAGGGCTTTGCCGCGCTCGTGCCCTGCCACGACCCCAGCGAGTCAACGATCAGCGTTGATCGCTACTGGCGCGTCTACGTCAACCCGGAGGTCCTGCTGCGCTGGCCTATCGCGCAGGCGGCGGTGGCGCTCTACCACGAGCTCTGGCACCTGACCCGCGAGCACCCCCAGCGCTACCTGGCGGTCGCCGGCGACTACCCGGCGCTCAGCAACGACCTGGTGCTGGAGCTCTGGCAGCAGGCGTGCGAGGCGGAGTGCAACGCCCTGATCCTGGAGGAAGGGCTGACCCTGCCGGTGGAGCCGGTGACGGCGGAGACGCTGCGCCTGCCGCCCCACGGCACGGCCGAGGAGTACCTGGCCCTGCTGGTGGCGCGCCAGCAGCAGCAGCAAGCCCGGGCGGAAAAGCAGCAGCAACAGCAGGCGCAGACCCAGCCCGGCCAGCCGCAGACAGGACAGGCCCAGGCGGGCCAGCAGGCCCAGGCCGGACAGCCGCAGCCAAAGCCCGGCCAGCAGCCCGGCGAGGGCGGTGGCCAGCAGCCCCAGGCGGGCGCGCGGCCCGGCCAGCAGCCGGGCGGCCAGGCGGGTCAGCCCGGCACCGACACGTCGGGCACGGGGGGGCCATCAACAGACGGCGCGGCCGCTCCCCGTCCGGGGGACCCGGCAGGGCAGGTCCCTGCCGGCGCCTCTGACCACCCGGCCGCCCCGTCGCCCGCACCTGCCGGCCGCTTCGGGAGTCGGGCGTCCGCGCCCGCTCGCCATGCGGCGGCAGGTGCGCCAGCGAGTCCCCCCGCGCCGGACGCAGCGGGCACGGGCGAGCAGGCTGGACCGCACGATTGCGGCTCCGCCAGTGGTGGCCCCCGGCGACGCTGGGAGCGCGGCCACCCCGACCAGGAGCAGGACGCCCCTGGCCTCTCGGAGAGCCAGATCGGCACCGTCCTGGACGCGATGGCTCACCGCATCGAGGAGAATACCGATCAGTACGGCGACATGCCTGCCGCCTGGCGGCGCTGGGCCAGCGTGCATGGGCGCGTGGTGGTCAACCGACGCTTGCTCTGGAGCAACGCCGTCGCCCAGCACCTCTACTACGTGCGCGGCCAGGGGGCCGCGACGTTCCGCCGCCGCTCACGCCGCCAGGGCATGGTGCGGCGTCAGCCGGGCCTGGGGCGACCTGTCCTGCCCGGTCGCCGCCGCCCGGTGCCGAGCGTGACGGTCTGCATCGACACGTCGGGCAGTATGGGCGACGCCCGCGTCAGCCACGCCCTGACCTGGACCCAGGGTGCGCTGGAGGCGCATGGCATCCGCCGGAAGGTGCGTGTCGTCACCGGCGGGACCGGCGTCGCATCGGCTGCCAGTGTCTGGCACGCCAGCCAGGTGATCCCGCTGGGCGGCGGTGGCACAGACATGGGCGCGCTGCTCACGGCGGCGATCGAGATGACGCCGCCCAGCGACGTGATCATCTGCCTCACCGACGGTCTCACGCCGCGCTGGCCCGAGCGCCCGCAGCGGCACGTGCGCGTGCTGGTCGGCCTCTATGGCCGTCCGTCCTTCCCGCTCCCAGACTGGCTGGAGAGCTTCGCCCTGATCGAGGAGGCCGCCTGATGAACGATGAGAGTTTCCACCTGGTACGTCTCTCCGGGGAGACCACCGTCCATATCCTGATCGGCGGCGATTCCGCCGCCGGGGAGGACCCTGATTGGGACGTGGCCATGTGTGGCATGTCTCTGGGTATTGACCGCCACTGGGCAGCCTTCGCCGCCCTGGAGCATGGCATGACGGTGAGCGACATGTGCATAGAGTGCTTCAAGAGTTTCGGAGCAGGCCTCGAGGCGGTCCGATGACTCCCACGTCGCCCGACAACATCCTGCCCCCCCGGCTGGGGCTACCCGTTCAACAGCCGCAAGGCCCACTACTTCCTGGTAGGGGAGATGGAAAGTCTCTGCGGCCACTGGCTCTTTAGCGGCGAGCGCTTCGACACGATGCACGACAACCGCGACAACTGTATGGAGTGCCGCCGCAAGCGGGACCGCCTGGCGGAAAAGGAGGGACACGATGCCGCGCACTGAGCGCCAGATCGAGGGGCTCCGCCGCGCCAATACTGCGACCAGCCGCTATACATCGGACGGGCGGCGCAAGTCGTCACAGGCGCACACCCGTCATCTCCACGACTGCCCGCGCTGCGGGCGGCGCATCGCCGGCAACGGCTACTACCGGCACGCGCAGGCGTGCCGGCAACAGGAGACGCCATGACCTCTGCAACCGACCAGCGCGAGTTGAACACCACCACCGAGCAGCGCGATCTGGACGCCGCGCCCGCGCACATCGCGGACCTGCGGAACATCCTCTGGCGCTACGGCGACCTCAACTGGCGGCGCGGCAACAGCCGGGGTAACCAGGCACGCAAGGAAGCGCTGGAGGCGGCGGCCAGCAAGGAGGAGGAGACGCTGCTGGCCGCGCTGGCGCGCGTCCCGGCGCCGGAGGACGCCCTGCCGCCGCCGACCTTGGAGCGGCAACTGGCGAACGCCCTCCACACCTGCCTGCGCTTCCTGCAGTGGGTGCTGCCCTCGGCGCAGGAGCAGGAGGAGGACATACGGCGCCAGTACGGCTACCTGCAGTACCTCTGCTACCTGGCGCTGCGGCGCTACGACGTGGCCGACCGCCCGGAGGTCGCGGAGGGGTCGCCGGACTGGCTGTTTAGCCTCCACGATCTGGAGCGCCTGCTGGGCGACGAGGCCCTGGCCGGGGCGTTGAGCAGCATTGCCGGGGAGGCGGCCCTGGCCCTGCACGAGCAGGGCGTCACCACCTGGGACGAAGGTGGGCCGCTGGCCGATACCCTGCTCGCCATTATCGACCGCTGCCAGACGGCAGTGCCGGCGCTCATTCCGCCGCGCTGGCCTAGCAAGAAAGGACCCACAGCATGAACGAAACCCCCCCCGCCTATACCCTGCCGCCCGGTGTGCCGGACAGCGCCATCGAAGCCAAGGGCTGCCTCGACCTGGTGGAGGTCGAGCGCCACCGCCAGCGGCAGCGCTGGGGTATCTCGCGCAACCTGCACCCGCAGCTCTGGCTACCCGTCCTCACGGAGGAGGTCGGCGAGGTCAGCAAGGCCATCCTCAAGGGGAACCCCGCGAACTACGAGGAGGAGCTCGTCCATGTCGCCGCCGTAGCCCTCGCAGCGCTGGAGGACTGGCGCTGGCAGCAGCGCTGGCGGCGGCAACTCCCACCGCCCCAACTGGTCGCCTTTGGCTGGCAGCGCATGGAACTGGAGGGCAACGCATGACTGATCTGCCGACCCGGGCGCTGCTGCGCCCGCTGGTCGCCCCCGACACGCCGTCCCACCTGCGCGCCGCCCTGCGCGGCCTGCTGGTGGCGGACACCGGTCTCGCCCATGCCCGCCAGGCGCTTGCCCAGACACCGGCAGACGCCGACGATCGAGACGATCTGGCCCTGGTCCAGCAGACCCTCAACCGGATCAGTGACCGGCTGCAAAAGCAACTCTGGAGGGACCTGAGATGAGCCGCACCGGGGACCTACGCATGGCGCTCCAGGCCCTGCACGTCGCGGACACCAGCCTCGCCCAGGCCGGCACGTTGCTCGCCTGCTGGTCGGACCTGGTGGTGGAGGGCCAGGCCATTGCGCTGCAGCGGGCGACGATGCAAGGAACGATCGCCTTGCTGCAGCAGCGGCTGCGGAAGGGAGCACCCTATCAAGACTCAGCAGACGGTTGAGCAGAGCGGCGCGGAGCGGCGACCACCCCTCCTGCGCATCCGGCAGTCCCGGCGGCGCTTTGGCTCCCGCTGGGCGCTGACCCTGACCCTGGTCTGCCCGTATTGCGACCGGCTGTTACTCGACAGTGGGAGCGCCCTGGAATACCCGCAGGAAGTCTACTGCTCGCCCTGTCGCATGCGCTTCATGGTCTTTGTCCATCAGGATCACGAGAAGGGGGAGGAGCCGGGCGTGACGTTCGGTCTGCATAGCCAGCTCTGGTTGGGCGAGCGCATGCTGGCGGAATGGAAAGGGAAGGAGTACGACCGTGCATGATCGGAAGCAGGAATGGCAGGGGGCGGCGCTGCACGTCGCCATACGGGACATCGTGCGCGAGCGCTACACCCCGGACGTGGCGCCGCCCTGTGCCTGTGGCCTGCCGATGTACCGGATCGCTCTCGGGCAGTGGGGCGTCTCCGGCTGGCTCTGCGCCTCGCTGGAGGTAGACCCGGAGCGCGCCGCCCACCTGCGCCCGCGCCAGGCCGCTGACGCCCCGCCCCTGCCCCACCCGGGCCATGAGGACGAGTGCCGCATCCACTGGCTCCACGACGGCGATCCCGAGGTCCTGACGGTGCTAGATACGCTCGGCGCCCTCCTCGTGGCGCAGGCGGTGGAACTGGGGCGCCTGCAGGTGGCGCTACGGCAGCGCCGGCAAGAGGAGTTCACCAACCTGCGTGCCGCCTGGCGGCGTGGACGGGGGCTGCGATGACCGACATGCCACCTCCCGGTCCCCAGGACGGCGCTCTGCAGCGCCTGCGCCGGGCGATCCAGCTGGCCTACCGGGCACGCGAACAGCCGGACACCGAGCTGGCCGACGCCGTCCGGGAAGCGGCCGACGACCGGGTAGCGGTCTGTCTCACCGTCCTGGAGGACGCCATGACCATGCCGACCCTGCCGGCCCAGGGAACGACGGCCGCCCAGCGCGCCGCCCTGGCCGCGCTCATGCAGACGGCGACCGCAGCGCCCTGGTCGGTGGAGCAAAGCGAGCTCTCCGGCGAGTGGGACATCGCCGGCGACACCAACCAGGACGGCGGCGCGCACGACGGCCTGGGCTGGGTCGCCGGACTCTCCCTGGCCGGCGAGATGGACGCCCGCCTGATCGCAGCCATGCGCAATGCCTTGCCGGCGCTGCTGGCGGACGGGGAGGCCCTGGTCACCTGCGCCGTGGAGGACGGCCGCCTGCGCGACCTCCAGTCACGTATCGAGCACGCCATGCAGCGCCTGTGGGCCGACGGCTGGCGCGATGCGCAGCAGTGCATCAACGCGATCGCCGACATCATCGTGCCGGACGGTACCTGGGCCGGGCGCTGGCAAGGCCCGGTCGGCCCAGCCATCCTGCGCCTGGTCGGGCCGGTCACGAGCGGCCCCGGCGGCGTCCTGGGCGGCGAGGCGGGCGTCTGGCGTATCATGGACCAGGATGCTGAGACACTGGCGTCCCACTACTGTTCTGGCGCCATGTGGGCGGTCGAGGACCTGGTCCGGCGCCGCTCGGAGCGGCAGACGGCATGGCGGGAACGCTACGGCCCTTTCCGGGTCGTCAACGAGGGTGAGGAGATCGTCTTTGTCAGCGTCTGAGGACCAGCCGACCGTGCCAGCGCCACCCGCCGGGAGCACGGCGGAGACGTGGCGCTGGCACCACGCGCTGCGCTACATCGCGCGCTACGGGCAGCCGGAGGATACCCCGCTGCGCCTGGGGGTCCTGGATCACCTGCACCACCTGGTGGACACGGCCCGGGCGGCGCTGGCCGGCGAGCCTCTGCCTATCTGGATCGTCCCACCCCAGGCAGGCGGCCTGACGGATGAGGCGCTGCACCACGAGCTGGTGCGCCTGTGCGCCATCTGCCAGCGCATCACCGGCCTGGCTGCGCTCGGTCCGCTCTCGACCGTGCAGGCCGTCTACTTCCAGCGTATCCTTGAGGAGGCCACGAGCGGCCTCCAGCCCCCCGCCCCCCCCGGTGTCTCCGCCGTGAGGCCGCCTCCGCAGCCCACCCCCGTCAGTGTCGATTACAGCCGGCTGCGCCTGGGCAGCCGCCCTCACGGTGGCGGCCCTATCGTCGTCTGCCCGGTTTGTGGTAAGAAAGGGATCAGCGTCGCGGCGTGGACCAACGCCGCCGGGGTTCTGGTCCATCCCGCGCTGATCGAGCACGCTGGCCACGATAGCCGGATCGGTACCCACCAGCGGGACGTGGTCTGTCTGTTGCCGGATCACGAGAGCGAACGCGACGAGGAGGAGCGCATGTCCTTACCAACCGAGCGAACCACGGCCGGCGGCGCCGCGCCCGATCAGCCGCCCTCGATCCCCAACGACAGCCCGCCACCCTTCGTCGCCCAGACGAGCGTCGCCCAGCGCCTCCTCTTACGCCGGCTGCACGAGGAGGCGCTGCAGGCGATCCTGACCAGCAAGGAGCGCGGCGGCGACCGCATCGCCGCCGTGCGGCGCGCCTCCCACAACTACAGCGACGCCTTCATGGACAGCGCCATGGACCTGCTGGACGACGCCGACGCGCTGCCGGCGGCGCTGCAGGCGCGGCAGGAGGCAGTGCAGGAGCACCTGCGCGATGCCGAGTATTTTGAGCAGGCGCTGGAGCAACAGCGCCGCATCAACGACGAGCAGGCGGAGGACCTGAACCGGGTCTGGAGTGAGGGGGTGCAAAGGGCGCTCCACGAGTGGCTGGATATTCGGGGGCGCGAGCAGCAGGAGGTGCCCACCACCTGGCGGCAACTGCAGGCCGATGTCGCCCACAGCGCGCTGCTGGCCCGGCTCCTGGCGGGCAAGGCCCCGTTACCCCAGGCCCCGCCGCGCTCCTATTCGTATCCCTGGTACTCCCTGATCGAGAATGGTGGGGAGGGGGACTGCGAGGTCTACATGAACGGCGCCGCCGCCGAGACCGTTCATGGCGCCGTCGTGACCATCAACCAGTCCCACTGGGAGCTCGTGGCCTGTAGCGCCAACGTCTGGATCGTCCGCCACCCCGGCGCCCCCGGCGCCTGGCGCCTCTGGCAAAACGAGCCGGAGCAGGGGGCGCACGGCTGGCGCCTGGAGCGCCTGAACGACTCCGAACCCCGCCCTGCCCTGCTCGGCCCGGGAGCGCCCCATGGCTGAGGCCGTCGTGCTCACCGCCGACCAGCAGGTCTCCTTGCTGACCGACGCCTTACTGCTGCTGACGGACGCCGGCGAGGAGCTCCAGCGCCCCCTCGCCCCCATGGTCAGCATGCCGCGCCCGCGGCTTATGCCCATCTCGGCCGACGTGACCTGGCCCCGCCTGCACGCCGGCGAGATCGACTGGACGGCCTTCTCCAACGGGGTCAGCTTCGGCGATCGCCGGGCCGCGCGCCGGGTGGCCTTACTCGTGGTCCAGAACGCTCGCGGCCGCCCGCGCACCGTGCTCGCCTTCCTGCGGCGCATCCAGGCCGCCAGCGACTGGTGCCTGGCGCGCCGCGATGGCCGCCTGCGGGCGGCACGCACCCTGGCGTCCCAGCAGGACCGCCATAGCCGGCTCTTGCAGGCCGAGGTCGTCGCCGCTGTGTTGCGGCGTTAGGAGGCACCATGGAGATACTGCACCCCCTGGCGGATGGCCGCTGGCACCTGGAGGGGACCGACACCACCGGCACCATCATCGCCCTCAACCGGGACGCTCTCGTACTCAAGGTCCCCGGCGGGCACTATTTCGGCGGGCAGGGCCAGGTGCGTCCCTATGCGCCCATGCGCTACCAGGTCTACCGGCTCCTGCGCCGGGCCCGGGGGCATGACTTGGTGGTGGAGCCGTTGCTCACCTTCCACCCCAACGGGCCGCTGCTGGACGTGGCGGCCGTGCTCACTCGCCTGGGATTGCCGGAGGCCCCCGATGCGTAGCCTCTTCACGATCATCGACACAGCGCGGGACGGCCAGCGCCCCAGTGCGGACGAGAGCTACCACGCCATGCTGGTGCTGGCCAGCCTCCTAACGATGGCGAGCAGCGACGCAGGCGCAATGGCCTACGACTTGCTCGACCCGGCGGCGCGGCAGCGCCTGGCAGAGGAAGGGCATCGGCGCTGCCAAGCGGCCATGGCCGTTGCCCCCGAGGCCTACCTGGGTACGAACGTGCCGGGCAACCCGACCAACGACCGGCTGCGCCGGATCGCCAAGGCGGTGCTGGCGCACGTCGAGGCCCAGAGCGATACAGTACGCTAACACGAGACGCGCAGACAGAGGACACCATCACCGACAGGACGCCCTACCACACCACCCCCGCCGGGCGCGGCCAGCTCTGGCTCGGTGACGCGGCGCTGCTGCTGCCCGAGATCGCCCCGGCCTCAGTAGACCTCATCATGACCAGCCCGCCCTTCGGCCTCGTGCGTAAGAAAGCCTATGGCAACGCCGACGCCGACGCCTACCTGGAGTGGTTCCGGCCCTTCGCCGCCGCCTGCAAGCGGGCGCTCAAGGACAGCGGCAGCCTGGTCATCGACATCGGCGGCGCCTGGGTGCCCGGCCAGCCGACGCGCTCCCTCTACCACTTCAAGCTGCTCATCATGCTCTGCGAGGAGTTCGGCTTCCACCTGGCTCAGGAGTTCTATTGGTGGAACCCGGCCAAGCTGCCCACGCCGGCGGAGTGGGTGACGGTGCGCCGCATCCGGGTCAAGGACGCCGTGAACACGGTCTGGTGGCTCTCGCCGACCCCCTGGCCCCGCGCCTCCAACCGCCGCGTGCTCCAGCCCTATAGCGATGCCATGAAAGCACTGCTCAAGAACGGCTATAACGCCCGGTTGCGCCCGTCGGGACACGACATCAGTGAGCATTTCTCGACGGACAACGGCGCCGCCATCCCGCCGAACCTGCTGGCGCTGGCGCACACCGAGTCCAACAGCGCCTACCTGCGCCACTGCCGGGAGCGCGGTCTACCCGTGCATCCCGCCCGCTTCCCGGCCGGCTTGCCGGAGTATTTCGTGCGCATGCTGACCGACCCGGGCGACCTGGTGGTGGACCCCTTCGCCGGCTCCTGCGTCACCGGGGAGGTCTGCGAGCGGCTGGCCCGCCGCTGGGTCTGTATCGAGGAGCAGGAGGACTACCTGTTGGGCGCCCTCGGCCGCTTTGCGCCGCCGGGCGATGCTCCGAAACGGGTGTCCGGTGGGGAGGATGCGTACCGCGTGCCGCGCGTCGGCCTGCACTGGACGGCGGCGGTGCCACCACCGCTAGCGCCGGATGGGGGACGGGTCCGCCCACCAGCGCAGCAACCCGGCAGGGGCCAGCCCGCCGGGACGCCACTAGCGGCCCCCGACCGTTCCTGGCGCGCCATCGGGGCTGCCGCTGGCGGCCGCGTCGGGTCCGCGGCCAACCGTGAAGTGCCGGCCCACTGCCCAACCCAGGCCGGCGCCCGCAACGCCGGCCGGCACCAGACGGAGGATCAGTCCCCCCGGTCACCAGGCATGTGCGCCACAGCCACTATACTACCGCAGACGGGTCCGGCCGGGCAACTGGTGGCCGCTGCGCTTGACAGCGCCGCGCGCAGTCCGTAGGCTGAACACAGACTAGCAAGGGCCGCCCCCAGGGGGCAAGGGCCGGACGCACCGGGAAACCGGCGCTCCGGCCCTTTTCTTGTGTCTGCTTGCGTAGACCACGACGCTACGACTGCGGCGGCTCAGCAGTGCCGGCCAAGGAGGATGCATGCCTGATTACGTCGGACCGGTCCCAGTGCTCACGTCGCTCATCAAGACGGCGATCACGCCGAAGTTTCGGCGCCTGATCAATAGCGATAGCACGGCTAACCGCGCCGCCAACCTGGGCGACGCCATCGCCTTGATTCAGCAGGTGCCAGACGCCATACAGGCGCTCACGCCGGTCAACGGCGGGGAGATCGTGCTGGGCATCGTGCCGGCCTCCGTCACCGTCACGCTCGGCGCCGTCGTCCTGGCCGCCGGGTCGGTGGCCGTCGCCGCCGCCGGCGGCGTCAACTATGTCACGGTCAACGTCAATAAGCGCACGGCCGGCGGCAACGCCGTCCTGCTGGCCAGCCTGAACGACCAGGCGGGCTTCGCCGCCTTCACGCCGCTCGCCCTTACCCTCGCCAGCGTCGCCCCGCAGCTCGCGGCCGGCGATGTCATTACGGTCTCCGTGGTTGCCACCGGCACAGGTACCCTGGCGGCCGGCGCCGCGCTGGTCAGCGTGCAGCTGAAGGCCAACTGAGCATGGCCCAGCCAGACGGTTTCTCGTTCTACATGCCCTTTGCCAAAAGTATGGTCTCCGCCGGCGGCAGTAGCCGCATCCTGGAGGGGATCGCCAGTACCGAGGGCTTGGACCAGCAGGGCGAGCGTCTGCTCCAGAAGGGGATCGACATGGCCCCCTTCCTGGACAACGGCTATATCGACTGGGACCACGGCCAGAAGCAAGGGCCGGCCTTCATTATCGGCAAGCCGTTGGAGGCGCGCATCGAGACCTACCAGGGCGGCCCCGCCCTCTTTATGAAGGGCATGCTCTGGGAGGGCCATCGCGGCGCCGACGACGCCTGGGACCTGATCAATGCGATCGAAAAGAGTAATGCCGTCGGGCCGCAGCGCCGCCTGGGCTGGAGCGTCTTCGGGGCGATCCTGGCCAAGGACGGCGAGTACCTGACCAAGAGCGTGCTCACTCACATGGCGCTGACCCATCAGCCGGTCAACGTGGAGTCCTTCGCTAGTATCGCCAAGAGCCTGGCCAAGGCGCTTGGCACCACGTCCCCCCAGGGGTTCGGCGACTACGGCCTCACCGATACCAACCCGGCGCCGGGCGGCCTCGGCGCCATCAACAGCCAGAACCTCTGGGGCGGACGGCCCATGCCGCTGGAGGCGATCCGTCTGGCCCTCTGGGGGCCCTGCCTGGAAGGGCACCAGGACCTGGCCGGGCACTTTGCCGCCGGGCGCACCGGCATGCTGACCCACCTGATCAAGTGTCGGGGCGCGTCCCCCGACGACGCCCGCACCCTTGTGCGCGACCTCTATCACGAGGTGCGCGCCTAACTGGCACGACGGACACGCCACGCTGCCGTCGGTTCGGTAGCAGGAGAAGGAGCACATGATGGCCCGCGCGATGATTGTCAGCCCCGATCAGTTGACGGACGCCTCTGCGCGTCTGGACGAGGAAGTCGAAGCGATCGACCGCCAGGACCCCCAGGGCATGCTGGAGAAGGCCGTGCGCCTGCTCTCCGGCTCGACGCTGCTCAAGGGGATCACCAAGAACAACGCGGTCGGCGTCAAGAAGGGCACCGCCGTCTCCGGCAGCGGCCCCGCCATCAAGCGCAGCAACGGCAACGGCTACTCCGGGGAGGACGCCATTGACGACGCCGACGAGGAGGAGGACGGCAACGACCCGCCCACCAAGGAGGAGGTCGAGTCCGACGCCGCCGCCAATATCGCCCGCGCCAAGAGCAGGGGCAAGGGTGGCGAGGCCGCCCTGCCGCCGATCCACAAGGCGATTCCCACCGCCAAGAGCAAGGGTGCCCTGCCCCCGCCCCCGCCACCGGAGGAGGAGGAGGACGACGAGCCCGAGGACGACGAGGCCGAGGAGGACGAGGCGCGCGACGGCGACGAGGACTCCAGCGGTGAAGACGAGAACGACGACACCGACGGCGAAGCCGCCGACGAAATCGCCGCCGAAACCGCCAAGGCCCGCATCGGCCGCCGCGCCGCCAAGAGCGTCGCCGCTGCTGCCCCCGCTGAGGCCCCCCTGGCCAAGGCCCAACCCGTCGCCGTGGCGGAGTTTCAGGCCGGCCTGGAGGAGTTCCCGGAGTTTGGCAGCTATATGGACGCCTCCGACATCGTGAAGCACCTGGCCGACACCATGGCGAAGAGCCTGGGCAGCCTGGAGCGTCGCACGGCCAGCCGGGAGCGCCAGTTGCGCCTGGAGCTGCACAACGTGCAGACCGAACTGGCCGGCCTGCGCGCGAGCCAGCAGAGCGACCTGCAGAAGTCGCTCGCCCCCCTCGCCCAGGGCCTGCTCGCCCTGCTCAGCGCCCAGAGCACGCTCGTCAAGAGCGCGGCCGACCTGCCGGTGCCCGTCCAGCGCGGCATCGTCTACGTCGAGCGCACCGAAGCCGACGGCTCCAAGAAGTCCGAGGGCATCAGCCGGATGGAGGTGGCGAACCGCCTCAAGAAGGCCGTCGATGAATTCCCGGACGCGCCCCGCTACCTGGCCAAGCTAGACACCCAGCCGCTCGAGGCCGTGCTCAGCCAGATGCCGACCAACCTGCGCAAGGCCATGGACCTGTAACCCTGCCCAGGGCCCTGCAGCAGGGCCGGATGCGTACTGAAGGACGCTACCAGGAGACTAAAGCACCCGGCTTCTCGGGATGAGGGAGAACATGATGCAAACGGAACTCGCGCAGCGCGACACGGCGGGCCTGCCCCGTCTGGTCAAGAGCTACCAGGACATCTGCCAGGCCACCTGGGGTGGTGGCTTCGACCTGGACAACTACGTGGCGCGCGACCTGATGAAGGCGCTCACCACGACCACGCCCCAGTCGAACACCACGATCAGCAGCACCAACCCAGGGCCGGGCGGGCTCTCCGCCATCGAGCTGCAGAACCTGGACAACACCATGACCAGCGTGCTGTTCGAGGAAGCCCACCTGGAGATGTTCAACTTCATCGCCAAGGTGCCCTCCAGCACGATCTACTACGAGTGGAACCGCCGCAACCGCTATGGCTCCGCCCGCCGCAACGCCGGCTTCGCTGAGGGCAGCGCGCCCCAGGGTGGCAGCGTGTCCTTCACGCGCAACGGCGCCTACATCCGCTTCATGGGTACCAAGCGTGGTGTCACCCACCCTATGCTCATCACCGGGCAGATGGCGGGTACCCAGGTTGACCCCTACGAGGAGGAAAACCGCGACGGCACGCTGGAGCTGCTGGAGAACATCGAGCGGTCGATGATCTTTGGCGACACCAACATCGGCGACATGAGCAACAACACCGTCAACTACGACGGCTTCCTGGCCAGCATGATCAAGAACTACCCCCAGAACGTCATTGACATGGGCGGCGCGCCAATGAGCTTCGACGCCATGGAGGACCTGGGCTTCTACTACTACCAGACCGCCAAACTGCGCGACTTCAAGAAGTTGCGTCTGTTCATGACCGGTTCGGTGCTGGGCGATATGTCCAAGCTGAAGTTCAACGCCGACCGCCGCATGCTGCAGGGTGAGGAATACGCCGAGGTGCGGACCGGTACGCCGCTCAACGGCCACCAGTCCAACTGGGGCTTCCTGCCCTACGCGACCAGCATCTTCATGGAAGATGTCGAGGGCGGCCTGCCGCTCAGCACCCCCGACAACGTGGTGGGCGGCACCGTGCCGGCTGCCTACGCCAACGGCGCCGTGTCGGCGGCCGTGGCGGCAGCGCCGGGGACGGTCACCAGCGCACTGGTGCCAGGCACCTACTACTACGCCGTGGCCGGCATCAACGACTACGGGGAGAACGTGCCGGTTGTGCAGACCGCCACCGCCACCATCACCACGGGCGGGCAGGCCGTCACCCTGACCGGCGCCGCCGCCGACTCCAGTGTGACCTTCTACCGCGTCTACCGCGGCCAGCTGGCCAGCGGGGCTGACCTGCAGTGGGTCGGCAAAATCGCCGCCGGGTCGGCCGCCGGGCTGATCTACAACGGCGGCACGCTCTCCGTCGTGGGAGGCGCCTTCAAGTACGTGGACTACGGGTTCTGGAACCCGACGGCCAAGGGTCTCTTGATCGCCTTCGACAACGACCCTCGCAACACCTGTATCGCCCAGATGTCGCCGCTGCTGCGCTGGCCTCTGCCGATCAACAAGACCCAGATCGAGTGGCTCTTGATCCTCTACCACACGCTGGTCATCAAGGCCAGCGAGCGGGTGCGGATTTACAAGAACATCGGTCCATTGACGTAGGCCCGAACGCCAGGAGGCCCGGCAGGGTGTGATCCTGCCGGGCCCCTCGCCGAGCACCCGCGACGGTGGCTCGGCATGGCGATGATGGCGCCGACGCAACGCGCCAGCTTCAAGGAGGATGCCCCCCCGAGGAGTTTCGCCCCACTCCTGCCGGGAGTGTACCAGACGAAAGGGGACTATCCAACCATGGCAACGATCCGCCACAGTCAGATGCGCGGCCACATCACGGCCGTCGCCGTCGATGGCCGGCCTTACCGCATCCGCTTCGACCATGAGGGGCTGGCCCAGGTGCCTTTGCACCTAGCCGAAGCGCTCCAGCCGATCCCCGGCTTTCACGTCGTCTCCGGCGAGGAGGGCAAGGAGGAGGACTACGACCTCGTGCCCGAGGCCGTGCCTTCCAGTGCGCTCGCGCCCAGCCGCTACGACACCGACGCCCGGCCCAGCCGGCGGACGCGGTAACTCCTGATGGCACTGCAAAGTTTCAACACCTACCGCAAGGCCCTGGCCACCGGCCAGGGCTCCTCCAGCAAGGCGCTCGCCAATGCGGAGTATTCAGCGGCGTTGGCGCGCGTGCAGTGGCCGCTCAGCCTGACCCTAGCGGCCAATCAGGCGGCCGGGCAGAGCGACGGCGGCAACCAGGATTACTACGATCTCGGCGGGCGCGACTGGCTCAGCTACCATATCGACGGCGTCTTCACGGCCTCCCTGCAGTGGGTGGTCAGCAACGACGGCCTGCACTGGTTCACGCTGGGCGTCGCCATCACGGCGCCGACCGCTGCACCGGTGGTGGTCACCCAGCTCTACTACCGCTATCTCGCCCTCGCGGTCAGCGGCTATACCGCCGGCCCCATCAATGTCCACATGCTGATCGGCAAGGTGTAGGACGTGCTCGGTGGACAGTTTCTGCTGCAAGACATCCTGCGCCAGGGCTTTACGTTACTGGCCAACTATCCGTCGGCGGTGACGCGCGTCTTTGACGGGCTGCCGCCCGCCAAGAGCACCGAAGCCCAAGCCTGGCTCACTGCCCAGGCGGCGGCGATCGCCACGCGCCCGGGCGTGATCACGCTCGGTATGCCCAACCGCCCGATCCAGGAGCTGGCCGTCTCGATCTGCCAGGATCGCTCCCCGGAGGACCTGCAGTTCGTCGGTAGCGGCGTGCAGCCCGATCAGCAGCAGGTGACCCAGGGCTGGTCCAAGGCCACCCTCTTTCGTCCGACCTTTCGCATCGTCTGCCTCGCTGCCGACGATTTTGAGACCAGCCTCTTTCTGCAGCTGGCCGTGGGCTGGGTGCTGCTCTACGCTCGGGAGAGCCTGCAGAGCCCGGACTACGGCTACGGCCTGATGGAGCAACGGCTCGACCTGAGCGACATGGGCCACGTGGAGTACCTGGACGCCGAGTTCGGCTTCGCCACCACGGTGACCCTGCATGCCGCCATCTTTGCCGAGACCAATACCAGCGACACGCTGATCACCAGCGCGACCTACGTGGAGCAGACGCTCTTTGTGGATAGCGCCGGTCAGGTCTACTCCGACACAACGACTTGATGCCGGACCCAGGAAAGGACCTACCATGAGCCTGCCAATCGACACGGTGACCGGCGCCGGTTACCCGCCCATCGCTACCAGCCCCACGTCGGCCGCCGTCCCGACCAGCCATCCGGTGGCGGCGCCGTCTTCGTTCAGCGCCCCGCCGCCACCGGCCCCGGTGAGCGCTCCGCCGGCCAACGCGCCGATCGAGTTCCCTCTGCACCTGGACGACTTCCTGCGCAGCCACGCCCGGGACATCGGCCCCGAGCTGCGGGGCATGTACCGCCACTGGGCGCGCGAGCAAGGCCACCTGACCGACACCATCAGCGGCTTCATCCGCTCGATCCACGAGTTTCGCCAGCAACCGACCAAGTAGCCACTCACCACGGCGCCGGGGGTGCCAGCCAGCAACGGTAAAGGAGTTCGTCTAGATGCAGGAATGGCAGGGACAGAGCCTCATCCTCCCGGGCGCGTATAGTTCGATCAACGACTCCGCGCTGTCCGGTCCTTCCTCCCCCGGTACCGGCATCGTCGCCGTGCTCGGCCTCTCCGCCATGGGTGGGGGCGTGCTGCGCAAGACGCCGATCCCCGTATCCGACGCCCAGAGCGGGCGGCGTCTCTTTGGCACGGGCCCGCTGGCCGATGGCATCGACCGCGCCTTCTCCCACGGCGCGCCCCAGGTGATCGCCGTCTCCGTCAACCCGGCCCTGCAGAGCCAGGCGGCCCTCTCCGACGCCTCGACGATCGCCACCATCAACCTGCTCACCAACGATAGCGGCCAGTGGACCGCCGGCATCCGGGTGCGCATCGACCCGGCCACCAACGCCGCCATCAACACCGGCGCGCTCAAGGTGACGATCACCACGCCCACCGTCGGCCCCAACCTGGGGCAGGCCATCGTGGGGGACAACCTCTACCTGGCACCCTTTACCCTCTACTACAGCGGCGCCGGCACCGCGCCCGGTGTCACCATCACCGGCACCCAGTTGACGACAGCCGTCACCGGCGATGTCCCCTCCGTCCTGACGCTCCCCTTTGCCACCTACCCGACGGTCGCCGACCTGGTGAGCGCCCTCAACGCCGGGGGCAAGTGGGTCGCCACGGTCCAGGGAGGGGCCAGCACGCTCGCCTCGAGCGCCCTGGACGGTCTTGCCGCCATCGTGGTTTCCATCGTCTCCACCGCCCCCACCCCCATCACCGCCATCCGCCAGACGGTGATCAACTGGTTCAACAGCACCGGCAGCGCCAATGTCTTTCAGGCGTCGAGCGGCGCGCTGGGCAGCCTGACCGCCGCCACCAGCTTGCTCCCCCCGGCCACCATCGCCACGGTGCCCCTTACGGGCGGCGTTGATGGCACCACCACCCCCACGGACTGGGCGAACGCCCTCTCCTCCTTGCAGCAGCAGAACTGCGACCTGGTGGTGCCCATGAGCGGTGACCCGGCGGTGCATGCCGCCACCCAGGCCCACGTGGACTACATGTGCGGCCCCGGCAAGAAGGAGCGTCTCGCCATCGTCGGCGGCTTCCTGGGGGAAACACTGACCACCTTCGTCGCCGCCAACTCCGCCTCGCGCACTGTCACGGCGCGCGCCAGCACCCTCAACGACCAGAACATGCTGCTGGTCTGGCCCGGTCCCCAGGACTACGACTGGCAGGGGGTGCTCGCCTACCGCGACGCCTTTTACGCGGCGCCCATGGTGGCGGCGCGTCTGGCGGCCGGCGGCGTGCAGCGCGCGGCGACGCATGCGCCCCTCAACATTGCCGGGCTGGAGCTCCAGAACGGCATGATCATCCAGTCCTCCACCGTCAGCCAGGCCCTCCTGAGCGGCGTCTGCTGCCTGGAGTACGCCAACTACTTCGGTTCCAAGGGGTTCCGCGTCGCGCAGTCCATTACGACCTGGCTGAACGACCTCAACTACGCCAAGCGGGAAGCCTCCACCGTGCGCACCAAGTATTTCGTGGTGCGCTCGATCCGGGAGGCCATCGACAGCCAGCTGATCGGCCACGGCGTCGCCAGCCAGGGTGCCGAGGATCAGGCCAAGACCATCGCCACCGGCATGCTGACGACCTTTACGGACGCCGGCATGCTGGTCGGCAACGCCGCCAACCCGGCGTTCAAGAACATCACCACCAGTGTCAGTGGCGACACCATGCAGGTCGGCTGGTCTTGCAGCGTGGCGATCCCTCTGAATTACGCCGAACTGTCCGCCAGCATCACCGCGTTCGCTGGTTGATAGGAACGATCACCGGGCAGGGCAGCGTGAGTGTTGCTCGGAAAGGGAGGATGTTGATGGTATCTCGACTGGTGCATCTCGTGCCGTCGCCGCGGCTCCTCCTGTTGCTGCTCGGGCTCAGTGCGCAGCGGTATCGGTCCTCCTGGTTGAGCCGCCAGCCCCACACCGCCTTCGTGTAAAGGAGAACCCTCATGGCACTGCCGATCCCGGGCAATCAGACCAACGCGGTTGCGCCCTACTACAACTACAAGAGCCACACCGGCAACCGCATCATCATCCGTTTCAACGGGGCTATCGTGGGGCTCGTGCAGTCGCTGCGCGCCAGCGAGGACTTCGGTGTGCAGGGGCTCTACCAGGTGGGCGACATCCAGGCAGCCGAACTGGTGCCGACGCAGGCCCAGTACACCCTGACCGCCGACATGATCTTCCTCAAGACCGACACGTTCTACAGCGGCTTCGGCAGCAGCACGCCGCTGGCGCCGGTCGATCCCTACGGCGCCCTCTACTTCAAGCCCTTCCAGGTCGCCATCTACGACAGCGACACCATGAAGCTGATGCGCTACTGGGATGGCTGCTACTACAGCCAGGGCGACCTCCAGATCAGTATGAACGCCGTGCTGACCGGTTCCTGCACCTTCCGCGCCATTACGGCGAGCGGCAGCATGCAGACGCTCGGCGCCTAGCGTACTCCGGTATGCTACACTGATTGCGTCGATCGAGACGCACACCGAGCATCTGGAGTAATGCTGTGGCCGTTTCTGAGGCGACGGTTGCCAAGGCGACCGCCGCCGAATTCCACTACGAGAATAGCCTGGGAGTTTTCCTCCTGCGCCGGGGCACCTTCATGGACACCCTCAAGGTGGCCCAGGGAAAGCAGCAGGTGCTGCGCGCCGCCGGGATTGTGCCCGAGGATGCCGACGCCAGCGCCATCTACCTGGCCGTCGCGGCGGCCACGCTGGACTTGCTCGCCGTCGAGAAGCCGGACTACGACCTGGAAAAGTTGGAGGCGGTAGACGCCCTGCTGGAGGTGTACCAGAAGTTCGAGGAATGGCGCGCTAGCTTTCGTGCGCCCGGAGATCGTCCGAGCGCTGCGTAAGGCGGCCCGGCTAGAGGCGAAGGGGGCCCGCTGGTGGTACCGCCAGTTCTACAAGCTCCCGGAGACCGACCCACGCTGGCTGGCGCTGGACGACCTGACCGTCGCGCGCGAGCACTTCACCTGGGTGGAGTGGACCCTGGCTCAGCAGCGCGGCCCGCAGGGCGAGAGCGAGGACTTCGAGGCGAGCGAGGAGTTCTTTCAGGAGGCGCTCGGCCGCGCCCAGCGCGGCGAGAGCCTGGACCATATCCTGGGGCTGGATCGCCTGGACCACAACCCCTTCGACCGCCAGATCGCCGCGGCCCAGCAGCAGCGCCGGCAATCGACCGAGGAGCGCATCGCCCAGGCCAACGCCGTGCCGGCGCCGGACCGAGCCGCCCTGGAGCGCCAGCACGCGACCGCCATGGCCGCCCTGGAGCCCCGCTTCCGGCCGGCGGGCGTCCCCAACTATACGCCGCCGCCGGACGACCTGGAGGACGTGTTCCGCCTGCCGGGCGCTGCCGAGTTTGCTGCCCGCCTGGCCGGTCCGCCGGACTAGGGGAGCACGCCCGTGGCTGATCCCCTCAACAGCGAGGACCTGAGCAAGGTCAAGTCCCTCCTCTCCGACATCTTGCTGCACACCAAGAATGTCCAGCAGGCCATGGACGCGGCCGGCCGCTCCACGACCGGTGTGGCGCGCGGCATGGGCGACAGCGCGAAGGACGTGGCGGCGCTGGGCAGCGCCCTGAGCCAGGCCCTGACCAGCCTCAAGGCGCTGGGCGACCTCGCCAAGATGCCCGGCGCCAACCTGCGCAGCACGATCCAGCCGCTGGCCGACATCCAGAAAAGCACCGAGACGATCTATGCCGGCCTGCGCCGGATCAACCAGTCCGGCGCCAGCCTGAGCAGCGCCTTCAAGGACGGCGGCCGCGCCGCCCAGGACATGCTGCGCCAGGTCGAGCAGATCGCCAAGGGCGCGGCGGCTACCGTCGCTAGCTACGAGAAGCACGGCGCGGCCGGCGCCACCTCCCCCGGCGGGCGGCGCCCGGCCGGCGGCAGCTACAGCGGGCCGGTCGGCGGCGGCCTCTCGCC